GGTGTCTGTGGTGGGGGGGGTGTGGGGGGGGTGGGGGTGGGTCGGCGGGGGGGGGGTGTTTCGCCCATCGTCTGGACCCTCCCCCGGACCCCGTCGCCAAGGGTCTGCTCAGAGGGGCTCAGGCACCCTCAGGCAGGGGCTCAAACCGGGGTCGTTCGGGGGTGCTCTCGCTGGGGCTTGGCGGGGGCTCTCGGAGGGGGGTCAATCCGTGCCTTTTGGTCGACCCCGTTTTGGGCTTGGTCTGGGGCGGCTGGGGGGTCCGAAGGGGTGGCGGCTGTGCCTAAGTGGTTGAAATCGCAGGGGCAGGGGTGTCGCTGTGCGGGCGGGGGTGCCGTGCCGTATGTGCCCCTCACAATCGCACGACTCTCAAAAACCTCAGGCTTCCCGCTTGAACCTTGCCAGGCAGGCGAAAGCCCTCTTGCCTAGGATGACCACTAGCTGGCTGCTGAGCTTCCCGTCGTGCCCTATGGGGACTGCTAGGTGTGCTGGCTCCCCTGGCACCTGTAGCTTCGTGAACTGCTTTGGCATGATAAACCCCTTTGAGCAAAACCTTCTCTAAAGGGCTTTCCCTGGCTTTTGAATCACTGGTGGGGTAGGCAAGCCTTAGAGCTTAGGATTCTATCGACTTACCATGCGTTTCTACGCGAGAAGAAAAACCTCTGTCAAGGCCCTGAAAAAACCTGAGGTTTCAGAGGGGTTTGGAAGCCTGGGCTTTTGACTGCCACACTGACAGTCTGAGTTGATCCCCTGAAAAGGTTTTTTTATGTTGTTCTGTCCAGTGTGTGATGTGGGTACTCTTGAGTGCTTAGGGACGGAACAGAGCCTGGACTTGCCCAAGACTAGGGTGCAGGTAGGATCTTATGATAAGGTTCGCCTGAAGAGGTGTCAGTATTGTTTGGCAGAGATCCTTACAGTGGAGAAGATGGACCGCATGGTGAGTCCTCCCAAGCGGGGGGTCTAACGGACCCTTGTCCTGTCCACGGGCGGAGACACTTCTTATATGATGTGTGTGGGCCTTGCATGGAAGAGGTCTGCCTTAGGTCTATGCTGAGGATGTGGGAGAAGACAGAGGATGATGGCAAAATATTTGGGCGTGGTGCTGAACAGGTTCTGGCGCTCCGAGCCTGGGTTTGTACTGATGGTCTTTCTCTTCTGGGCTCTGATCCTAGTGCCCCTGAGAGTTGGCGTCGAGTACTCAGAGCGTTTAGACAGTACGAGCTAAAGAACAGGGCACGGGAGCACATGCTGCCTGAGGTTGATCTGCTGATGAACCGGATGGCCCAAGCTCGTGGCAATCCCCACCAAGGGCATTTCAGTGTGTACCCAGACAGCGGTTTGTGGGTCAAAGAGTGCATCACAGAGATTGTGACAATGACCTCAGTGTGTGAGGCAGCTTATCTCTTGGGGGTGATTACCTTGAATGATTTGGCCAAACTGGAGTATGAGGGCAACCGTGTCACAGCGTCTGCTACTGTGGACGCACTGCTCAAGCACTTGAAGGAGTGGATGAAATGAACGAGACAGTCGATCGTGCGTGTTGTGCCTGCCCAAACATCTGGACCGGGGGCATGAACTGTCCTGACTGTGGAGAGCCGGGGGAGCCGTTGCGCACAGAAGGGGAGACCGATGAGTGACTTGCGTGGCATCCTAGCAGCCATTGAAGGGCTCGACCCTGACCGGCTCGACATGACCGACATCAAGCGCATGAAGCTGGAAGTGATCAACCAAGCGATCGAGGGGGAAGCCAACCCGAAGTCGTTAGAGGTTGCGCTCAAAGCCATCAACAGTCTGGAACCCATGCTGCGGGACGACGCTGAAAGCGGCGTGGACTTGGAGCTTCAGAACAAGCTGATGCTGCTAAAGACCGGGAGCGCAAGCTGATGGCGATCAAGTACCGGGGCGAGACGTTCTCTGGGTACAATAAGCCCAAGCGCACACCGAAACACCCTAAGAAGTCGCACGTTGTTCTGGCGAAGTCTGGGGACAAGGTGAAGATGATCCGCTTTGGCGAGCAAGGGGCAAAGACTGCCGGCAAGCCTAAGAAGGGTGAGTCGGACAAGATGAAAAAGAAAAGGGCCAGCTTCAAAGCAAGGCACCGAAAAAATATCGCAAAAGGCAAAATGTCTGCCGCATACTGGGCCAACCGTACAAAATGGTAAGCGAAGCAAAAGTAGCAAAGAATGAGGCTAGGCTGGACGGGCATGACGTGCAGATCAAAGTTTTATTCAAGGAAATGAATGAGTTAGACACTGACGTCCGCAGGATCAGTGACGCCGTCGTGCGGCTAACTACGGTCGTCGGGATTGCCACTCCGATTCTTACGGCCTTGGCCGTGACCTACTTGGCAAACTAATGGACTCTAATCAGATCCTACAAATGCTTGCAGACTTTGGGGCTCTGGGCCTAGCGTCTGGTGCAATCTTCTGGCTGTACCTGAAGATGACTAAGCGCTTGGATGACCTCACTGACAACTTCCAGGCTCAGCTTCGTGAACAGATGGAAGACTGCAACCGTCGAGAGGCGGAGGTCCGTGACCGCTTTATGGAGGTCGTCAATAAATACGACAACGAACGTTTGCAGTGGGTCACACGCCTGGATGCCATCGACAAAGAGGTTCAAGACACTGAGGCTCTTATAAAAGAAGGGCTTGGTGAAATGCGTCAGCACTACGCAAAGATCAGCGCAGTTCTTGGTAAGGACATCTAATGGCAACGGCTAAAAAGGCAAATCCAAAGCTGTGGGAAAAGGCAAAGCGCCAAGCCAAAGCTAAGATGGGCGGTAAGCACAGTGCTCGTGCCATGCAGTTAGCTACCCAACTGTACAAGAAGATGGGCGGCAAGTACGTCGGAAAGAAGCCGACGGCTAAAACCAACAGTCTGAAGAAGTGGACAAAGCAAGACTGGGGCTACTCAAAGAAAGACACCCCCGGACAGGGCGGCAAAGGCGTGTATCTGCCCAAAGCAAAGCGTGCCAAGCTGAAGTCTACGGCCGCAGGGCGCAAGAAGCTGGCTGCGGCAGAGCGCAAGAAGGCTGCGGCAACCCGTGCAGGCAAGCAGTACTCACGTCACGGCCTTGCAAAGGGCACGTCACTCAAGAAGAAGACGACGAAGCGCAAGAAGCGCACGACAACACGCAAAAAGAAGGCGTAACTTATGGCGATCAGCCCGGCCAAGCAGGCTTACCTCGACGAGTGTGCCCAAAACTACAAGTTCTTCAGCGAAGACGTGCTCAAAATCGTGGACAAAAAGGGGCGATTGATCCCGTTTGTTTGGAATGAGCCGCAATCACAGGTCTGGGACGTGGTTCGCAAGGGCAGAAAGCGTGTCGGCTGCCTCAAGGCCCGCCAAGAGGGTATCTCGACGTGGATTGCGGGGTACTTTTTTTGGAAAGTGCTGTTCAATCCCAACGAGCGGGCGGTTGTGCTGGCGCACGAGACCGAGGCGGCTGCAAGAATCTTCAGTATCTATAAGAATTTTTACGAGTGTATGCCCGGATGGATGAAGGAGCACTTCCCCCTGCGGCACTCCACCAAGACAGAGCTAGTCTTCAAGAAACACACCGGATATGTGCGGATCGCAACCGCCAATAGCCCCGATAAACTGCGGGGGACCACCGTCCACTACCTGCATTGCAGTGAGATGGCCTTCTGGGACAAGGCTGAACTGGTGTTTACGGCCGCAATGCAGTCTCTCACCGACCGAGGGGCGGCGTTTGTCGAGACGACAGCCAACAGTTTCAACCATTTCTACAGTTGGTGGGTCAGTCAGAACGGTTATAAGAAGGTCTTCCTGCCGTGGATGGCGCTGCACGAGTACCAACTAATCGAAACGGACGACGGCCTGACCGACTACGAGGGCGTACCGATTGAGTTTGATGATGAGATCATGACCATCATCAATCGCCAGTTGGAACCCGAAGAGCGGGCGTATGTGACCCAGCACAAGCTGACTCCGGCCCAAACCAAGTGGCTAAAATGGGCTCTGAGCCAAAAGTGCGACGACGATTGGAAGCGATTCAGCCAGGAGTACCCGGCATCTGCACAAGAAGCCTTCCTTCACTCCGGCGATATGTACTTTGAGGGCGAGTGGTTGCCCGAAGAAGTCACCAAAACGCACGATCAGATGCACAAACCGATGCCTGGACACGTCTATGTTGTCGGCGTGGACGCAGCAACTGGCTCGTCAAACGGCGATTTTAGTGCCGCCATGGTCATGGACGTGACCAACAAGCAGCGCATCAAGCCCGTGGCGTGGTTTTATGGCAGGGTGCCGGTCCATCAGTTTGCTCAGACCGTGCAGCAGATGGGGCGCAAGTACAACGATGCCCTAATCGTGTGCGAGGTGAACCATGTGGGTGCAGCCGTGCAGGAAGAGTTGAGTATTGACCAGTACCCTAAGCTCTATCGGCGCTTCGTATACG